GTACCTACTGCAATCGGCGTACCTTCCAAGAGGATCGAACCTCCAAGGGTGGAAATATCAATTGTGACACCTCCGGGGATATCGGCAACACGGTGCATAATGCAACCTACCTGCCTGGTATCGTTTTGTCTTTTAATACGTAACGCCATTTTGTTTAAAAATTAGAGATTAAACTTCTTTTCCTCCGAGGTTTTCAGCACCGGCCTTTTTAGGGTCCTTCGAATCGATGTAATTTTGTACACCATTTGAAACACCTTCTTTAGTAGTGCCACCTACGAACGGTTTACGGTTTGCACCCAATCCCTGATCTGCCATATCTGAAAGCGGTCAAATCGGTTTCGGTTTCAGTCAGATAGGCATCGAACTCATCTTCCTTTTCGAAACTCATCCGTGCAAAGTCTTTCAGGATCTTTTCTTTGAACTTTGCAGGTGCTTTTTCAAGTTTTGATTCAAGGGTTTGTTTGCGGGTTTCGAAGGTTTTGCCGGACTTCATTGTGTTCAATTCTGATTTCAACTGAGTGTTTGATTCAATCAAAGCTTTTGCCCATGCTGGAGGTTCGTCGTTACCTTCGGTTTTTGGTTCTGTTTTTTTGTTCGGGTCAGCCCCTTCACCCTTTTCCTTTTCGGCCTTAGCTTTTGCAATTGCAGCCGCACGGCTGTCAACATCACTTTGCAAAGACTTTAAGATTGGTTCGACCCCACTGATAGCGGTTTCGATTGCAGATTCTTCAGTGACGGTTTTGCTAAGATATTCAGCAACCCCTTCAAAAGATTTTTGACTAAAACCCAAGCTTTTGTACTTGTTTAATAGTGCTATTAAAATAAGATCTTTCATGTGAAATGTAAATTTTGATTTCAGCACGAAAGGTAAACGAGGGAGGTGTTACTGGAAAGAAATCATAATTGTACTAACTGACTATTCATTTAAAGTCAGAAAATGTATATTTTTGCGATGTCCACATATTGTACAACAATGACCTTGGGGCTGGCATACAGATGCGAGTTCTGTGACCCGTTGTACAATGTGGTGGACAGTGACCAGCCTTTTTAAATTCTTCAGACATGTCCACCACGAAAGATTTACAGAAAATGGCTAAAGATGCAATAGAGCATAAAACATCTATGGCTTTAGTTTCAATCGATCATACCGATCGTAAGAATCAAATTATTAACGTCACGTGTTTAAGCACATTTGGGAGTAAACTAGCTCTAAAGGTGAAGTTCTTTTCACAAAAGGTTAGTATTGAAAGCGAAGTGGGAATAATCTATTTTGGTAGGTTGTAATCAGAGTTTTCAATAGGCTCAAATACGATTTCATTTTTTTGATCTTTCAAGGGCTTTGAATGATCATTCATCCCTGACATTATTTGTTCTGGGATTCCATCTGGAAAAGCATTGCATCCACCTTCAATTATTCTAAAATGTTTGCAATTAAAACAGATCAAATCTACTGATTCCATATTATTTTCGTTTAAATGTTTTATCAATCAACTCGCCTACTAATTTAGCGTATTTTGATGGATTTGAATTAAGTTTATATTCAGTAAACGATTCTGCCATAAATTCATCAATAGTAGTACCGGCATATTTACCCAGATAAAGACTATTAAATTCATCCATTTTGTGATTTTTCATCAAACCATTTAATTCTCTTGCATATTGAGATTTTATAGTTCTCAAACTTGGCATGAAGCCAGAAAGTCTTTCATCCATATAACCACGAACTTGCTGACTTTGTATTGTGATTAAATGCGCAAATTCATGCGTCGTTGTTGATATTTCTAAATTATTCGAGTCAACCTTGCTTTTTGTTGCAAATCCCGGTAATGTATTTATTCGTGCAGGATCGTTTCTGCTGCCAAAGTTAACTTCATGCAGAATTGTTCCATCGTTTGACGAAGCGATTCTTCCAAGATAAAAACTTTCAGACTTATATTTAACTTTTAGAATTGGATTGTTTTTGGAATAGATCGTTGTCGGTTCGTATTCTGCAAACAATTTGGTCAACTGTTCTGATCTGGAATTGATCTGATCAATTGTCAGGATGTCGTGAATCTCAACCGACTTTGGTTTTATTCCAAGGTTGTCAACAAATAATCTATCGATATGACTGATAGCTTCGCTTTTTGTTTTTGCAGGTACAAATCCAACCGTCTCAATTTTTGGCGCGAGAACATTTGCCGACTTAACAGAACCTGTGCCTTTTGGCACCTTAAATGATAATCCTTTGCTGATGTCTCCATCTTTAAAGTTATCCCTGATAAAATAGGGTTTTGACTTCCATCCTTCAACCCTCTGTTTGTTAGCTTCAATCCAGTCTTTATGACCTTGCGGTACATCAACCACCTCATTCACTTCAACAGGCTCACCGTTCATGTACTTCTTGAACTTATCACGTGGCATCAGAATCGGCGTTGCATGGCAGAGGCATTGTGTGTGCCAACCTGAAAAATTATATCCTTTTGGATAATCACCTTGCATTTCATCGCAAATATCAGGCGTTGGATGCTGCTCTGAAAGTTCGATATGAACACCAATCACAAAGTCCATCTTCTTCCAGCGCAAATGATCATTCAGCAAATATGCCTGATTCGTTTCTGACCGCGTTACCCTTAAAGCGTTCTTGTACGAACTCCGGTAAACACCCTGTCCCGGATGGAACTGTTTTGCGTTCTGGCTCAATCCTAATTTTCCGGCTTCGTTTCGTACCCTTCTGAATAATGATTCAGGATTGTTCAGGTATTCCCTGATCCTTCGGCTAATTGTAGCGGCACTATCACCGTTTGCTATTCCATATCCGAGGTGAACCTCCATCTCATCTCTGAAAGAATCGGCTGACTGCCAAACACGATCAGAAAGTGACTTTGAGTCATTCTTTCGATTGATAAAAGCCCGTAAGGCTTCGGAGTTTGTGGTAAGATAATCAGCAGGTTTCTTTTTGAGTCCTGTTAAGCCTTCAAAATAAGTATTGACGGTGATGTCATTCTTTTGGTTGCTGATTGCCCATGAAGTAGCGATTACAGCCTCAGTCATCGAAAGTATGTTTCCATGAAGTTCAGCTGTGATTGCTGAAAGTATTTTGTTCAAATGTGGATTATTCCGGAAGTCAAACGACTTGACAAATTTAGCTTGTGGGTCATTTACCAGACGGGCAATTTTGTCACCAATTCGAGACATTGCGCCTTGCAACCTTTTTGCTACATCAATCTGATTCTGGAGGTGCTTGCTTCGATATTTACGGGAATAGTCGGTCATTGATCATCTTCGATTTTTTTGAATTTACCAAACCTTGTTTCCCATGCTTCTTTTAACCTAGTGTGCATCAATGAGCCGCCTTTTTTGTATTTACCCAGAAATATCCACTTCTTGCTTTCTTCATCATCATAAACCAGCAATATTGACTTTGTTTTCAGTCGTTTCATTGCTGCCTTGCAAATCTCTTCATCTGTCAATTCAGAGATAGGAAGGTTGTAGATTTCTCGAATGTGCCTCATGATTGAGCTAATTTAAAATCAATGGCAGAGATAAAAGTCCTGCCATTGATTAAGTTTTACAACCTTTCAAAGGTCTTTCCGCTTTCGGTCATTATAAAATAAGAAAATACCCTATTTACTGTTTTCTGAAATAAGAAAAATACATTTCCTCTTTCATCACGCCTTTCGACGCACAACAAAGCTGAAATTTTTTCCTTATTGGCATCTGGGTAATCCTCTAAGATCGAATCAAATTCCTTTGAACAACCTTTTTTAATCACGGAATAGGAACTCCCTATTTCAAAATTTTCAATCACTTGTTCGAAAGGAACATTTTCATTTTCACGTGTTTCTTCAATAATTCTCAATGTGTACATGTCTATATGTATTTATTTATTTCGGCTTTCTTCCGGTGAAACCGATTAACCATTTATTTCAGGAAGTTCAATTGTTTTCCCTGCCAGTGAATGATGGCAATCGCCTAAATATTGAATCATTCCATCTTTTATGAACGAATGACAAACCCGATTTGGATTATTGTTTTCAAGCAATGACGGACTGACCGTTGGTTTATTCAAATCCATATTGAAATCATGGTGACCACCTTCTGATCTTAAAGCAAAGGCATGTTCATAGCCACAACCAAGGCACATGTATAAGTATTGAGTATGATGATACTTTTTGCCTTCATATATGTTTTCGTTGACTCTAATTTTTGCCATTTACTTTCATTTTGAATTTTTCACCCCGAAAGCGCCCTCATTACTGTAAGCAAAAACAGTCTTTTTATTTAAAACTGTTAGCCAAATCAGGTGGAACTTCAGATTTGATCTGTTCGTATTCGTCATCGGCATTCTCAACCAAACCTGAAAGCCTGATTGATTGCTTTTGAGAAATAACAGGTTGATTACCGTTTGCCGCAATCAACATTTCAACAGTTGTCTTTTCATCGTTGATCATGAACGGAGTGATAACGGGCTCAATTTCGAGGTTGTCAATGGTTGATTTCCATTTCGTGTTCATCTCTCCAAGAAAAGCCTTGATCACATTATACTCACGTTCAAACAGTTCTTCGTAGATTTCAGACTCATCACCTACCTTCAGGTGAGCATCCGAGAATAACATTTGCATCGAGAATCCAGATTGTGCTCCAATTCCCTTCATATTGTCGAAAGAAAGATCAGGGAGCTGTAATTCCTGAAAGTACATCCGGAGAAGTGTTTCAAATTGGAACTTCACGGCTTCGGGTGCCTGAGTCCAGCTCACATATTTAGCATCTCCGTTGGCATCTTCAGTAAAGAATACTTTGTTTGATTCGCCCTTTGTCGGAGCTCCAACCAACTTGCCTTTGACAATCAGAACAGGAGCCGAATGATAAGCGATTGTTTCACCGTTTCTTGAAAGGAGAAGTTCAATTTCATGAACCTTCCCAGAGTCAGCATCTGCCCAAATCGGAGTATTTCTTTTGCTGTAAATGACTGGAATTTTACCGATTGTCAACTGTTCGCGAACTCCGGCACCATCTTCCTGTGTTTGAGCAAACAACTCAATCCATCCGGCTTCACCACTTTCATAAACAATATGCTCGTCCTTTGTCCACGTCTCAAAAATGGTTGTCGATTTGCTTCCTTCCTTTTTAGTAAACTCACGACTGAACGCAATCAAGTCACCATTATCATCGAAAGTTGGGTACAATCCATCTCCATTCGCAGGAGAGAAAATCAAGTGTTTCAGCTTGAATTTTGATGGGAACCCGTAACTCGAATTATCCCCAGGCACCACATACCACAACGTTGCACATTCACACTCTGAGCTGATGATCTTACCTCTTTTTTTATTCACTGAGTTCCACTTGTTTTTCTTCAGGACCTTATCAATTGCTTTTTTCTGATCCTTCAATGTTTGATCCTTAGTATCTTCAGTGATCGATTTAACCGGAATGGTAAACATGAACTCACTCATTCGCTTAGTTGCCAGCTTCTGAAGTCCAACAGCTACACGTGTCATAGGCTCATACCTCAAAACTGCACCTGTTTTTTCATCTTTTATTGCCTTATCTGGATAAGTGGTTTTATCAGTCATGATCCTGTGTAGCTTTGGCTCATAGTCTTTTTCGAGTTCGCTCCATTTTGGAAGGCTCATTACATTGTCCTTATAGTATTTCAGATCTTTTATGATGTCGGCTATTGGCCGTTCTGGTACGAATATTTGTTCAAGTGTTTTCATCTGAATGCGTTTAAAATTGATTGTGTATCTGTGGTTTGATTATCCTTGCCTCTCATTTCAACAGTTCCCGTCATTCCGTCAGGAGCATCGTCATGATCGTTATTTCCAACTTTCATGTAGCTGGTCAGAGCCTTATAAACTTCCGGCCACATGCTGTCCCATCCTTCCGGGAAAAGACAAATATTCTGAACAGATGCTGAGTTGGTGAAAATACGGACCTGTTTATTTTCGGACTGAAAAAACCAGTTGATTCGTGTTTTGGAGTTGTTGTTTTTCCGGCATTGATCTTCAACCGCCCGGGCAAATGACCGGCCACCGTTATTGCTCTCGATATTGCACACTTCAACGTTATGCTTTGTCAACATCTCAGCCGTTTTCGGTTCTGTGTATTCCATTGGACGCTGAGTGTAGATCATGTCAATGACGTAGTTATACATTTCGGTCTCAACGTAGGTAACTGAGAACAGGTAATCCTTTCCGGTGTCAGCCGTATCGGTGTAGTTTTTGATGACCTGTTTTGCGCTGTATGGAATGACTTTATAAGTCTTGAATCCATTTTCGTACATCAAGCCTTCAATCGGTTTTGGGTTTTGCTGATAGAGCGATTGAAAGACATGATTGTTTCTTTTCCTGACGTTCTCAAGCTTCTCCAATGAATGTTTTTCAGGCCACAGAGGTTCACCTTCGTTTCGTTCATCGTATTCAGTTGGCTGACCTTCTTTGATGGCCTGATAAATAATGACAACCCATCCATTTGGGTTTTCTTCAGAATAAATACCTTGCTCTCTCAACAACTTTCCGGCAAGGTCATCCTGATGCCAGCGAGTAAAAACAATGAGCTGCTGGCTGTCATTGTGTAACCTGGTTTCTGCAACCGTATCGTACCAATTATTGATATTTTCACGTACAGTTGGAGACCATGCGGATTTTGCATCTTTGTAAATGTCATCCATGATCAGCATGTCAACAGGATCACCTGTCAGTGGGCCACCAACGCCAACAGTTTTAAAACCTCCCCGACGTCCTACTATTTCACATTCATCAGTGTTTTGAACGAAATTACCAGACACATCAGACCCACTATTAAGCTTCGTTTCAGGGAAAATTTCACAATATTCAGAACTGCAAATTATACGCTGAATCTCTCGATTGAACTTTTTAGATTTGGTTGCTGAGTAGCTTATAATAGCAATTTTTCGGTCAGGATCCTTTCCTAAAACATAGGCCGGAAGTCTTCGGGTTGAACCTTCGCTTTTACCATGCTGCGGAGGCATAAAGACCATGAGCTTTTTCGTATTCCCATCTGCAAAATCGGTGAGAGCTTCGTAGTAGTGCCGATGATACTGGACCGGAGCAAATGAAGACATTGTCATCACCGTAAATGCAAAAAGTCCTTTGCGAGCATTACGCAGAAGACGTTCAATCAAGGCTTCTTTATATGTCAAATTATTTTCCATCAATCAGCCTGTTTTTTGCTTCCAGTTCTTTAATCTTAGCCTCCAGCTCGTCATCAGTCATGCCTTTGAATAAGTCTTTGCCATCTTTGCCGGTCACCTCTGTTTTCTTAGGAGCATTAAACCCAAGCAGATCAGACAATGCTTCAAGCGATTTTTGTTTGTCGTAGGTTTTTATTCTAACGTACTCCACATCTGCCATCACAGGCTCTTCGCGGCTTCCAACATTTACTTTGACAACCTTCGTGCTTATTTCCTGAATACAGGCTTTTTGATCTTCTGTTAAGTCTTCCAACTCTTTGCGTTCAATCCAAGAGTTATGAAGATGGGCAACTCCACTGAAAGCAATCTTTGAATGTTCACTTGCAATCATCAGCGCGGAAATTCCGGCAGTTTCAGCCAGATTGTCCTTCATTGCCTGAATTCTTTCATGGATGTAAGGTTTTGTTAAGTTTTCAGCTCCTATACTTCTGGCAGTTCTTTCACTATAACCGGCTTTTATACAGGCTTTTGTAGCATTAAATCCATTAGCAAGATATTCGTAACAGAATCTCTCTTCTTTTGGCGTAAGCTTCTTATTTTCGGTATTATCCTGCATATTGCTTGCTGATTTCATCGGAAATATAATCTACTTCAGTTTTAAACTTCTTGTAAATCATATAGTAATTTCTGACTGTTTGGATATTGTTACTTATTGCAGTATCTGAGACGTTAAACAGCATTGCCAGTTGGCTTCGGATGCCACGGCAAAGGTTTCTTTTCCATCCTGACAACACATCAGGATCGTAAAGCTGAAGGATTACTCCAATAAAAATGAGTTTTGATTTTGCTCCCTTTCTATCACTAAAGTGCTGATTGTGAATTTCAGTTAACAGCGATACATCACAAAAGATAGGTGTTCTGACCAACTCTTTTGTGATAACGGGATAAAGCTCTGCGACTTTGCGCCCAAGTATTTCGTAATTGATTTCTGCCATAACTGGTTAAATATGGCAGATAGAATTTTTGGTGCTGCTAAACTACGAAATAAAATAATTTTAAATTTGATAATTGATCACTGAGATATTAACAGGCATATTGTGAATAGCATCTTTCGCTTTTAATACTTTATTTCTTACCGTTTCAAACTTATCCCGAAAGTCTTTATTCGTTTCTCTCAGGTTATTCACCGTCTTGATTGCATGGAGAACAGTTGCATGATCGAATACGTGTTCTTTGTCATTTTTAAAATAGACTCCAATTGATTCCAAGCCTAACTTTGTGTTTTGTTTCAGCATCCACATTGCAATTTGCCTGGCTTCAACGACTTCACGCTTTCTGGTCTTTTGCTTCATGAATTCGACCGAAATTCCAGTTTCATTTGAAACAATTTGAACAATATCTGTTAATCCTAAACACTTATCAGTATGAAATTTAATAAATCTTTTTATTATATCTTCCTGATCTACTGATTTTTTTATCAGTTTTTGTTTTGAAAGAAATGTGCAAAATTCAGTTAGTTGTTGTTTCATGGTTTTGTCTTTCTTAATCGTTTTTTCCTTTTTGAAAGTAAGGATAGCTTAATAACTTTGCTTTCATTTTTGACCTTTATCTCAAGGTTCTTAAGGTGTTCTATCCATTCTCTTTCCTGTTCAATTTCAATGAGATGTTTTGACCGTTCCTTTCTAAACATTCTACACGCTGACATGATCTGTGTTGCATCTATTCGGTTGTAAAACGGGAAATAAAATCCTGTTTTTATCCTTTCGAAAAGAAGTGTCAATTCTGCCATATTCAGCAAATAAATTTCTTTGTACATGAATCCTGATAGCTGGATCATTTGATCTTCTGATAGTTTTTTGTCAGCATCTACATTCACAAATAAGTTCAACTGAAGCAACCAGGAGCGCAAAAAATGAAGCGGTGTATTTTCGTTGTAAATCGACTTTAAATCAGAAAGCTTTATTGAATCAAACTTAAGGCATTCAAGAACGGTATGTTTGCCTTTATACCGGTACATACACTTTGAATGATTCATGTCAACAATGAACCTCAGTTGATCAGGATAGCTTTTCAAAACTAATTCAATTTTATTGTCTGATTTCGCTGGCAATGTCTCTAAACAGGTTTTCAGCGGCTGCGATTGTTTCTGAATTTTTATTTTTCCGGTCAGTTGTGAAAGTTTGTCCATTTGTTTTTTGTTTATAAACTTTATTGAACGATTGAGAAATAGAATTTGTAAGGGTAGATTTCCAGTCAAGTTCTTTTGATCTGGATTTCTTTTTATGTTTCCATCCGGCTTCAGTTGCCCAAAAATTAAGAACTGCTTTTTCGAGTGAAAGACCGACATCAACATTCGGATTTAACTTTTCCTGAGTGGCTATAAATTCATAATCAAAAATCAGTTTGTTGTACACTTCGTTCAATTCTGATTTATAAATTTCGAAATCATTTTTCCAATTTTTTACAACAGCGGTATTTGTGTTATATAGTTCATTGGTTATATGGTTATATGGTTTATCTATGACTGCAATGCTATTGTTTTGCTTTTGTACGTGCTTTTGCATTGCTTTTGTAAGTGCTTTTGTATTTGCTTTTGTATTTTTTACAATAGCAATTACAGTAGCAGAATACTGATTTTTGCTCTTAACTATCAGCTTGAAAAATCCCCAAATAACAATATCATTAAATGCTTTTGAAAATGTTCTCCAATTTTTTACGCCAATTGCATCCATACACATTTGAGTTGGCAATCCAAACTTTTCTTTCCATCCAAGCCGGTTACAATGCTCTATTGCAAAAAAGTACAGAGCGGTATGAGTAGGTGTTATTTTTTCAGGATTTTCAAAGCAGAAATCAAACCAGTCTCTGCTAAGTTCATATCCATTTATTTGATTTTCCATAGTTTTAGAATAAGCTTGTTTGTTTACATCCATC